GATTACTGTGACCCATTTCTTCAAAATCGCTAACAATGGCTTCGATATCTCGATGCTTTGTGTGCCTTTCTCTTTTTTTGTTTTGAACACATTGAAAACAAAACGCTTCGCTTTTAAATCGACATAGTTATCATTTTCAGCATCGTATCCGCGAAACTTCATAACCCAATCGAGTGACCTTCTCGGAGCTTGGAATATTCCGCCTGTCAGTGCTAACAATACATAGTTTTGAGCCTTCTGCAAGTCTTGCATCGAGTGTTTATCATTCTTTAATATATGCTTTGCATCTGACTCAAGTCTTCGGAATATCTCTTCGACGTCTGTCATGGAAGGCATATCTTCGAATTTTCCTGTGGCCTTTTGGTCTCCTTTCTCTTCATTGTATTTCTTTATGTCTTCTCCCATCAGCTTGGAATACTCAGGGTTTTCAGTTAACACTACGAGTGCAGACAGTGTGGTTTTACGCTTGGAAAACGGCACTTCTTCAAGCTCCTTCAATATGCAAGCATGGTCATTGAACTTTTTCAAATCGATTGCTTCCGCATCCGGATAACAACGCCGATAAATGTTCGAGAGGATACTTTTGTATGTCTTGAGTGACGATTCGCTTAGGTTTGGCCTCTTTTTTCTGAGTACATCAATCAAATCCATTTTATAAAGTAATAATATATTTTTATTGTTTGCTAAATGTTTTTCAAACTTTTAAGAGCCGAGTACAAAAAAGAAGTTTTGAAAAGGACTTAAAGATGGAAAAATCACTTAAAGAGTAAAAATGAAATATATAAATGCCGTCTCTTTCAAAATCTCAAGCTTATTATAAGGTTTATTATCAGTTACATCGCGACTATTTACTCGAGCAATCGAACAAACGCAACAACGAAAAAGAGAGCAATGAACTGCTTCGAAAATCGATGCAAGACTTCTTTTTTACAAAGCTTGGCGTTAAAACACAAAAACGTTGATATTTTGTATCCTCTTATTGTATAATGATATCAAAATGTACCGATTGTGGTAAGGTTCGGATGTGGTGTGCCTTTAAAGATAGATTATGTTACAGCTGTAAAGTTGCTGAATTAACACGAATCGCTGCTAATTCTGCAGCGAGAAAAAAAGAAATCCTCGATGTTAACACTCGATTTTTGCGAAACAATCCCGATAATATTTACAGGGCCGTCGCTGAACTCTGTTATTTGATGAATGTTGAAATGTGAAAGATATTTTATTTAGCTATTATATAAAATGAATCCTTGGATTATGCATGTGAAAAAGTTCGCGGCGAAAATGGGCTTGACCTATGGTGCTGCTTTGTCTCATCCCGACGTTAAGAAGGGTTATGTTTCAAAGAAGATGTAATCTTTTTTTATTACTATCGTTATTATATAGTAATAAATGCGAATAGAAAAGTCAAATCGACACGGTAAACGTTACGTTGCCATTTTTTCAAACGGATTGCGTGTGCACTTCGGCTCTGCCGATGGCCGGACTTATATCGATCACGGTGACGCTGCTAAACGCGATGCATACTTGGCAAGACATGGTGCGAACCGCACTGAGAACTGGTACAACCCACGCACGGCAGGTGCTTTGAGTCGCTGGCTTTTGTGGGGCCCGAATAAGAGCCTCGAGGCCAATCACAGGGCTTTTATGCAACGTTTTGTCGGGTAAATATATTTATTTGAAAATGACTTAAATAAATATCTATCCTAAGTATATATTACTTTAGCAAAATGTCTTTGAACGAAATTATTTTTGAAAATAGCCAAGAAAAGCAAAATCCAATTTGTGCATTTGGAGAATGGGATATTTCCAACGAATGGGAGGATGAAGAAAAAGAAGCAACGTGTTTATGCGGCCAAGAAGGACTAAAACAATGTTTTGAAATCTCAAATCGATTAAACGGTAATACTTTATCCGTAATTGGGTCTCAGTGCATTAATCGCTTTGGAACCTATAAACTCAAAGAACAACTTACCGTCGCTTGCTATGGAAGCACAATCATGAAAAAAGGCAAGTACGAAGGCATGACTTTTAGAAGTATATGCAAACACTACCCGTCTTATGTGCGGTTTTTAAAACAAAACAGCAAATTGAAGACTTATGAGAAGCTGATCAAATACTTTAATTTGTTGTATTAAGGTAGAAAGTATTTAGAAGAATGTATTAGGTATATATATATTAATATTTACGTAATGGTATCTGAATCCCAAAAACAAGCATTAAAGAAATGGAAGGCCGCAAACAAGGACCGAACTCGCGAATACAACAAGAAATGGCGTGCCGACAACGAAGAGTATCGTGTAAAACAAATCGGCTATGTCATCAAAAGCCAAAACCGAAAACGGGCCTTTACAATTGAATGTAAGAGACTCCGCGACATCGAATATTAAATCATTTATTTGTAAAGTACTTAGAAATAAATATCTATCCTTAAGTATATATACTTTAGCGAAATGACGACCGAACAAAAAACCGAAGAAAATCCTGTAAAATTTGTAACGTGCTGGGGAATGGGCTGGTGGAAAAATGCTTCTGAGCTGGGCGGTGCTATGAAGAAGGCAATCGAAATGAAAAAAGACGGCACTGTTGTTATCTTATCCGAGACTAAAAAAGACGGTAAAATGTGGGGATCTTGCCTACCTGACAAGGTATGCGACTTGATCAAAAAGAATCACGGCATTTATGAGGTTATTATTGCATATCCTCACAAGCTGTATTTTGACATTGATTGCAAAAATCCTGTCATTGACAAACCCATTTTACCCGAAATATTGCAGATGATCCGCAGCATCTGGCCAAATGGTAAGCTTGCTATCAGTGGATCAATCGTCGATGGTGTCAAGGAGTCTTATCATCTCGTTTCTGATACTTATGTTATCCACAATGATGAAGAGAGAGATATGGTCAAATCAGCTGTTAAATTTTTACAATCCAAGCACGACGCTTTTGATTGGAAGGTTTATACCAAGAACAGAAACATGAAAGCCATCAACCAATCAAAGGCCGACGGCCGAGTTCAACAAATCATCGATGTAGATGATTATCGCAACCATTTGATTTGTAGTTTTATACCAACTTATGCCGAGCCGATTGATTGCCACTTTGCCGAGCCTCTGAAGGAGCAGATGGCAATTGAGAAGGCTTCTCGTAAAATCAACTTGGCAGCGTTGCCTCATCTCAATTTACAAAGCCCCGAAAATTTGAATTGGTTCGGTCTTTCTCCGATTGATATGTTAAATCTTTGTCCTTACAAGGACAATAAAAATGACTTTGATTTTAAATATGTTCATGATTTGGCTCGTTTTGCTTATTACAATGGTATCACATACGATGACTTTTTGGTATGGGCCAATTGGACTGACCGTGCCGATGGTCGCAGTATGTGGACTGGCTTACACAAATACCCCCCGTTTAGAATTGACCAAATGAAGAAGTTACTTCAGTTTTATCATCCCGCTTTGAAGCGTGACCAGTATATGACTGCTCTATCAAATCAGTTTGAGTTTCCCGCTGATGTTTCTATAACCAAGATCGGTCGGTTAGAGCAAGAACATTATAATCCAGATTTCAAAGCTACCATTTTGAACCTTTCGATGGGGAGCGGAAAAACCGCTCAAACCATAGACTTTTTGAAAAACAGCATCGGCGGCTTCTGCTGGATTGCCCACAACAAGGCACTCGTTGCCGGTACTCTTGGACGTCTTTCAGTGGCTGATGTAGAGTGCAAGGATTACCTCGCTTTTGACGCGAAGGCAAAGTTGAACGGGGCCTTAAACGCGGTTAAGAACCTTTGTATTTGTGCTCATTCACTCCATTACATCAGCTTTGAGAAGCATTATCATACCCTTGTTATCGACGAGATTGAATCGGTTGTTGACGCGTTTATGGGCGATTTCATGAAGGAGGCCAAAACAAAGTCATTCGCCATTTTCAAGAATCTTATCTTACATTCTAAAAAGGTCGTCTTGATTGACGCTTTCATAACCATGAAAACCATCAACATGATTCGTTTGATTGATCCCAGCTGCAAAATCGATATTGTTTGCCAAAGTGTCGTCACGCCTTCCAAGATGGTGACTTTCCATTCTGCAAGCGAGGCGGATGAGAAGAAAGATGAAAAAAGTGCGTTGTGCAATGCCTTGAATAACATCATCGAGTATGTTAAGAGTGGAAAGCGTGTTTTCATATTTTATCCTTACAAGCGTTCCGGTGCTTCGCATTTTGGTATGGATGAGGTTGAGAACATGATTAAGACTCGGGCAAAATGCAAAACAGTGGCTTACAGTGCTGACACTGACGACAAAATCAAAGCCGGTTTAAAAGATGTAAACAAGACATGGGGCGACTTCGATGTTGTTATTTGCAATCAGGTTATTACTTGCGGCGTTAACTTTGATATGAAGGGGTTTGATAAAGTGTTCATGTTTTTGGCTTCGTTCGTTAAACCTCGTCAGTCAATTCAAGTATCTGCCAGAATTCGCAATCTTGCTACCAATGAAATCGATGTTTTTTATCTTGGACGTCAATCCAACACTGAATGCGTTATTGATGACAGGCAGCAAATGAATTGCCCTGTTTATAGTAGGTTATTCGAGGACAGTATGATTGAAGACAACGCACCACGCAGAAAGGCATTCGAGTTGTTTTGCCAAAAAGCCCCCTACAAGATGAAGCGTAATAAGTTTGTTATTGACAATGACGTTACCAAAGAGATCGAAGAATACAGCAAGAGTGACTTTGAGTATCGTTTTGAGAACATCGTTGACATTTGTTCAGGTCAGGCTTCCACAATTGAGGATTTGATTATGCAACAAGACTGTCCCATGTATATGAAGTTTCAACTCAAAAAGTACTACTTTCAGACGAAGTTTGAGAATCCTTTACTCGAAGTGATTCAAAATGCATGGAATTTGAACATGTTCGGTGTTATCGATCGACTCCTTGATAATGACAACTCTGTGTTTGATTCGATCAAAACAGCTAATAAATGGGGTAGTATTTTTACTGCCCCTACTGAGAGAAAACAAATCAAGCTAAGTGCTGATGTTACAGAACGCGTTTTCAAAGAATTCAAATTTAGAACCCTTTCTAAGACGAGTTCTAAAAATCAAATCTACAAATCAATTATCAATACAGCTTTCAAATCCAATATTATTTGTAGTATGCATAATGCTGATAAAAATGTCATGTATTTTATCAATCCAGATATCGAAGAGTGGCTTAATCCAGTATATGACCTTTGCAAGAACTATGTAAAATGTACTGATAAATTGCCTGCTTTTACGATTGAGGACGACCAAATTGAATGCATTGACGATGTTGATGCTGATTATTAATTTTTTTCAAATAACCTTTTTGATAAAATTCCAGGGTTTATAAAAAGTGGCGATTTGACGATATTGTAAATATTCTATAAGAATTTATACAATTTCGTCATTTTGCCACTTTTTCATTTTTGCATAAAAGAACTTTCCGAAGAACTTTCTTGATAAAATTCCAGGGTTTCTAAAAAGTGGCGATTTGACGATATTGTAAATATTCTATAAGAATTTATACAATTTCGTCATTTTGCCACTTTTTCCATTTTTGCATAACTCTTCTACAAAAAAAAATCTATTGATACAATATAATAATGAAGGCCGTACACCACGAACAGCTGTTAAGAATCATGCAAGCCCGTAAAAATGCAGCGGGACCCCGTTTAAAAAGGATCGCGGAAGAACTCAAAAGGATTGGAAACCCACGCTCCCGCGTATGTTATTTAGGAATCTTGTCTAATAGTAATATATAAAAACAATGAGTGAAGAATCATGGACCGACATAAGTGGCTATACAAAGTATCAATGCTCAAAGGAAGGATTGGTAAGAAACAAGAAGACAAAAAGAGTGCTGAAACCATACCCCAATTTTAAGGGCGGATATGATGTAGTTGACTTGACGAATGAAGATGGAAGACGTCAAAGAACCGTGCATAGAATAGTTGCCGAAACGTTTCTTGAACCCCGTGAAGGATGTAATATTGTAGATCATATAAACGGCTGTCGCACAGATAACAACGTGACCAATCTGAGGTTCACAACATCATACGGAAACAACATAAACCGACAAGGATGCAAGTACTACATGTTTAATAAATTCCATGAAAAATGGCAATGCTATTGGTCTACAGGAGTGGGGACGACTGTCAGAGCGATGCGAAAGACGGAAGAAGAAGCAAAGCAATGGGTTGAAAACGCCAAGCTGCTGTATCCGCATCAATACTAATTATATTAAAAACCAAACAAGTTTAATATAATCTTATTAGGGGGCTTCCTTAGAAAAACCATAGACTGCTTCCTCTTTTTTTCTCTGCTTTGTTTCGAGCATTTTTCTTGTAGCCTCCTCTTTTTTTGTTTTTTGTTGCATCTCTGCAAAACCTCGACCAACTTCCATACCTTCAGCATATGCCTCCATACCTTCAGCATATGCCTCCATAGCACCCTTATTAGTAAGGGGTTTATCAAGGTCACTCTTCCCCATAAAAACCTTTTGGACAGTCGCAGCATCGTTGGCTGGAGCAGCAACAGTCTCAAACGTAGGAGCAGCAACCGGAGCAGCAACCCGAACACGAGAACCGAGAGCCTGTTCGATTAAACCGGTTAAACGAATATTTTCGCCTGCAGTATCTCTAAAAACAGACGGAATGGGTCCGGAACCGCCGCTTCCACCACTTGATGAAACTTGTACTTTCACGTTCGTCTTAACGATCTGCTTCTGCTTCTGCTTCTGCTTCTGCTTCTTTTTAAGCTTATCCTTCTTCTTTGGCTTATCCATTTATATATATATTATACAAAATAAATATAAAAACATTTTAATAAAAGACGATTCGCGAAGCGGGAGCCGGTTGGACGACCATTGTAGGGGCTTTCTTCTGCTTTTTAACATAAACAACCTCCTCCTCTTCTTCGCTGTCTTCGCTTTCTTCGACGTACCTAACCGTTTTTTTAACAGGCTTCGCCTTGGATTTTAAAATCGGTTTCGCACTGGGCTTGTCCTTCTTCTTCTTCGGAGGCGGAGCCTCTTCCTCTTCTTCTTCTTCCTCATCGGAATCAAGCGTCTCTACATTGTATAGCTGCTTTACTGTTTCCCGCTTACGAATCTCAAGATCGACGGCCTTCTGCAAGGCTTTAGCATGAAGTTCTTCTTTGGCTTTACGCTTCTCAGCCCATATCAGTTTAAGCTTCTCACGGCCCGCTTTAAGATGTTCAGCGGTCTCAGCGGATACCACACGCTTGGCCTTCGGTTCTGCTAAAGGCTGTGCTTGGATTTCATCATTATCCATTTTGATAGGATCGTCAATAATCACTTGGAGGCTCTTTTTAGGCATATTATAAAATTACATAATATATTATTTTTGAAAAATTCAAAAAAAAGTATTTAGATTGTTTATAGATGGATAAACAAATCAGGAATGAGATCAAACAGCTTATGAAACAGGGATTCCCTGAACAACTTGCAATCATCACAGCGTGTGCAAACAATGGTAGACCAGAGCTTGCAACGGAACACATTGAAGAAATCGAAGATGAGCAGAGTGAGATTTCTGAAATGATGAAGAAAATCGGTATGATCCCTCTACATGTAGCATATAAAATACCTCTTCAACTCACGGATGCAAGTGGGAGTGACCCATCAAAATAAAATCATCATTATATATATAACACATATAATGATAAGAACAAAATCAAGATTGTTTAACATTAGCTCGGCAACTGGCTGCATAAATGGAGCATTCATGAGTCAAGTCCAGGTACAACTACCAGACCTCACATTCCATCTCGATCACATCCAGAATGCTTATTTAAGCGTTGTTCATGCAGAGGTTCCAAACTCTTTTTACATCGTCAATTACACATGTAATCAGTTTGTACTCGATGGCGTGACGTATGTGCTAACAAAAGGTAACTACAATGTCAATACATTTATTGCCCATTTACTAACGCTTTTACCTGCTGGGTATACGATCACATACTCGAGTGTTACAACAAAGATAACGATAACGCATACAACCACGAACTTCACGATCAATGCAAGTAGCATAAACAGCACAGTGAACAGTATCATGGGTCTCGGATCTATAGATCTGACAAGCGTGGGACTCACACAAACAATGCCAAACGTGGTTAATTTCATACCACTAAATCGTATCAACTTTAGAAGCAATTTTTTCAACTTTGGTTGCTATTCAACCGCGGATGGAGCGAGCGACATCCTTTTACCACTTCAAAACAATGCCGGACAAAACAGTATAATCAACTACGTAAACCAAACGCAGAACAAGTTTCTGATACAAGATCGATCAATTACAGCGTTTAAAATAAGCGTAACCGATGATACTGGACGCCTTATTAATTTCAATGGTGTTCCATGGTATATGACAATACAAATCGATATCGACTTTTTAGAGTTGCCAAAATCGACGCCGACAAGTTTTAGCAATTTCGGAGGAGTTCGACTTTGAAAAATAATAAAATATATATTTTGAAATAATATAAAGAAATGTCTTCCACTGCTTTTCCTGCTTCTGTTACTGGTCTTCCGGCCTCGCTCAAATATGACTTACCTCCTTCTATGTCCGACTCTGCCCGCTCGTACTCTGTTAACGTGGCTCCCGATGGCCAAAACACTGTTACTGGCCCTACTGGTATCGCGGCTCCTTTTGTTGTCAATAGTGTGGGTGCTTTTGGTCAATACACTGCACAAAATATCAGCTTCACAATCCCCTCAGGTATGTCTGACAGTGTGTTTTTGGACCCTGTCAGTACCACACTATCGTTCACTTTAAGTTATTCAATTGCTACGGCTATAGCAACTCCTGCTACCGCAGGTCAAATGAATTTAATTGGATCAGCTGCGTCGTGGTTCGATCAGTTGGTTCTTTATTCTAACAATACTCCCATCGAGACCATAAATCAGTATGGTCTTCTCCAAAATTACCTACTACAAAATACTGTATCTCAGTCGGAGAGATTTGGCGGCATATCGACCGCAATGGGTGCGGACAGCAACAGTGCCAACGGCATTGATCTTGCATATTCTGGTACGGTAAACACTGCTTACCGTTACAATTTTTGTATTCCTTTGTTATCTGTTATTGGAGTAAATTCTGATAAACTGTTCCCGGTTGGCTCTGTAAATAATTTGCAGCTTGTTATGACAACCGCAAATATAACGCCCGTCACATCGCAATGTGGTGCTACTGCTCCTACTACCAACCCCGTATTATCTGCTTTTGTATTATCTGAATTTCAGCTCAACATGAAATATGTTGATGTTGGAGATATTGCGGCTCAGCAACTGCGTCAGACTTTACAGGATGGTAAATGGTACATGAAAAGTACAACTTATACAAACAGCTCAGTTGCTATCGGCACGGGTGCTACTGGAAATTCTCAGCTACTTCTTCAGATTAGAAATACTTCAGTAAAGTCGATTTTGCATCAGTTTGGCGTAGCACAGCAAGCAGCTTGCCCTAATGGCTATTATGATGCTGTTAATCCCTCATTGACTTCGAGACAATGTCAGGTGGGAGGCAGCTTCTACCCAAACCGGCCAATTAACGACTCGCAACGGCCCGCAGAGGGATATACTTATCTTATTCAAGCTCTGGGTGGTGGTATTGCCAAATCTCTTGGAACTTGTGTTTCTGCGTCGATGTACAACGCCGTGTTACCTTCAATTCCCACAGGATCTGATACTCGTCTGGTAGTCCCAGCCGCAGGATTTCGTACTCCTACCGCATCTCATAATAATGATGAAGCACAGACCCAGATTACAAAATTTCCAAATTCTGCGTTCTACGGGTATGATCTCGAGAAGGTTAGTTCAATTCTGTTCAGTGGTGTTAATACCCGTGCTCAGCCCCCTTTTATCAATTTGACTCTCGCCGGTGCCGCTCCAGCAGGTTTGATTTGCCAAGCGTGGGGTATGTCTGATGTTGTTCTGGTTTTTGATGCCGAATCAAAACAGGTTACAGCTTTCATTTAAACATTTGAAACCAAGATAAAATAATATTTAGAAATAATATAAAGATAATGTCATCAAGTGATTTCCCCCAGACGCCGATCGGTTTACCATCAACTCTAAATTTTAATTTACCCCCGTCAATTAGTGACGAATGTAAAAGCTACAACGCAAATATTTTACCGGATTCAACCGCTTCAGTAACAGGTCCTACGAATACAACATCAATGTTCATTGCATCAGGAACTGGATCATTTGGAAATTTTAAAGAAGAAAATATTACATTTCATATCCCAAGCGGAAACTCAGAAAGTGTGTTTTTAGATACTGGTTCAACCACATTAACCTTCGTAATGTCTTACAACGTCACAACGGCTGCAACATTTCCCGCGAGTTCATTACAATCAATGAATTTAATAGGCTCAGGTGCATCGTGGTTTGATAGACTACAACTTTTACAAAATGGAAAGGTAATCGAGACAGTAAACGAGGTGGGTTTACTTCAAAATTATATGTTAGCTAATACAGTCAATTTAAGCGAGAGATGGGGTGGTATTAGCGTTGCCATGGGTGCTGACAGCAACAGTGCTAACGGCATCGATTTACCTTTTACGCCAACCGGCTCATATCGTTATAGTTTTACGATTCCATTAATGTCTGTTATCGGTGTAAATTCAGACAAGTTATTCCCAGTTGGGTTATCATCAAAATTAATGTTACAATTGACAACTGCGAAAGCTCTTCCATTTGTTACTTATTGTTTTAATAACCCAACCCAGCAGCCAGTTTTATCCCCGATCGTTTTATCTGAATTTCAATTAAATCTCCGTTATATAGACGTAGGCCAATCAGCAGCACAACAGTTAAGAACAACAATGCAAGCCGGTAAATGGCTATATAAAACAACTATGTATACTCATGGGTCAGCACAAATCCCAACTAATTCAGACGGTCCGATGCAACTTGAGCTACCGATTCGAAATACTTCAGTCCGTTCAATATTGCATCAATTTGGAATACCACAAGCACAAAAATGTCCAAATGGTTTTTATGATGCAATAAATCCATGCTTAAATAGACGACAGTTACGTATTGGATCGACTGGATACCCATCTCGTGAAATCAATGATTTGGCCCGACCAAGTGAAGGTTATACTTATCTCGCATCCGCTCTTGGCGGTTCAATTCCGAAATCTCTCGGAACGGTTGTGTTTCGTGAAGCGTACAATGTCGTACTGCCATCAGTCCCAACAAATGGAGCAGTAGACTCTACAATAGTTACCCCAATTGGATCATATCGATTAGCCCCATCTGGAGGAGATACATCAACATACGGTCAGATTTCGAAATTTCCAAATATGGCTTATTATGGGTATGACACAGAAAAAATCAGCTCTGTTCTATTTTCTGGAGTGAACACTAAGCAACAACCTCCGGTTTTAAATCTGAATTTTGCTCAACCAATGCAACAAGTAATTACATGCAATGCATGGGGTATGGTTGACTGCATATTAGAGTTTGATTCTGCAACCAAAGAAGTGATTGCTTTTGTATAAAGGGCTGTTTAAACAATTATTTATCATTAACTAAAAAAAAAGGGAGTTCTTTTTATATCATTATAAACATATATTAATTAAACAAATGTTTTATAATGATATCAAAATAACGCTGTTCTTTTTTAGATAATGATCAATAAAATTAATTTTATTGAGTTTAACTGATTAAATACTGCAAATTTCTTTATTAATATATCAAAGTCTGTTTAACAATAACATATCTTTATATCCTTATAAAGTTAAACTATTAATCTATTTAGCAACTTATCAAAATATTGTTTAAAGACTTATATATTTATATCACTATAAATATATATAAAGACATGGATGAAAAAAAGGGCTTCGATAAAAAGGCATATCACAGAGAATACTATTTAAAACGTAAATTCATAAAGCAACAAGAAGGAAATGGTTTTTTCCGTAAACTTTCCACTGCATCTGTGCTCATAACAAAACGCAAGAATATCGATAAAGCTCTCCGAGATAATGAAGAAAAAGCAAGACTATTTAAGCAATCTCTCGAAATATCTAACAATACAGTATAACCATGTCTATCACTATTAAGAAGAATGAAGCACCAAAAATGAATAAACCAAACTTTACAGTCGATGGTAAGCTTCACGATAAACTCGACGATTTCGAATTAACTTCGCTCATGAACCGCTGCAACTTTACACTCTTTCTTGGAAAAGCCGGCTCTGGCAAGTCATCGCTGCTTATTTCAATGCTCAACACACGTGGCCTATTTAAGAAGGTTTTTCATAGTATTATACTGTTCTGCCCAGCCAACTCGAGAGCATCCATCAAAAATGACTTCTGGAGCATATTGCCTGAAGAACAAATCTACGACGAACTTAATTTAGACACGTTACAGGAAGCATTTGATGTGGCACGTATGAACTCTGAAAGTGGTCTAAAAACGCTCATTGTTCTTGATGATGTTCAAAAAGCACTCAAGGGAGAATGCGAAAAACTGCTCTTATCAATGGTCAATAATCGCCGACATAACATGCTCTCGATATGGATGGCGTGTCAAAATTTTAACGGTATTCCAAAGCCAATCCGTATGGGTCTTACTGATATCTTCATGTTTAAGGTCAATGCCGCCGAAATGAGAAACATTACCGATGAACTCCTTGACATCGATCCGGCTATATTTAGACAAATTCAAAAGGTCGCATACAAAAAACCCCATGACTTTCTTTATATTAATCAACCAACTCAGCGAATTTTTCATAACTTCGACGAAATTATTATAGAATCATAATGTATATAAACGAATGGGAATCGGACGATTTTTTAAAAAGCTCGGAAGCGATACTAAGAAATTTTTTAGCAAAGGCGGTGCCGCCGATGTCGGACTGAGAAAGATTGGAAATACCTTTTCAAAGGTCGGCCACATTGCTGAGTCAGCCGCCCCCCTTTTATCGATTGTGGCCCCTGAAATCGGGATTCCTTTGATGGCTGCAGGTGGGTTATCGAGGGTTGCTGGTTCCGGCATTAGGCAAGGACGTCAAGCAATCAAATCATCAAAAGGCGACGTTGGTAAAGCATTGCGAGGAGTGACGCCGATTGTTCAGTCTTCGATCGAAGCTGGAAAACCGTTAGCCGGACAATTGTCAAGTGGACCGATGTTTGCTTAATTTAGCAGTTTTATATTATTTTATACTTGTATAATATAATAAATGAGTATTCAGCAATATGATGAAACATACAACCAAGCCAATAAGGTTGCCATCGTCGCAAACCCAATTTCGAGATGCTTTAACGTCGTTCTTGATAGTCACACAACAGCATCGTTCACTGGTCCTTTGTATAATGCTACGTTTTCGGTTGATTTAAAAACGATTGTTCGCGAGGCTTGGCGTCTTAATAAAGCCTATTATATGAAGTTTCAGTTTGTAGCTCCATTTGGTGACCTCGCTTCACTTCCCGTCGGTAAAGTATACACACTGCATATTGATCTCGGCAAAGCTCAAAACATTTATAGGTATTCAAACGTAAAGGTCCCCGCCGGTATTGTTCGTGTTTCAACTGAAGGAAGCAATGCGGCTACGCCAACTCCTTATTTAAACTCAAGACCCGACGATAACTTCCCCGTTTTAATCGAAAATCTTAGAGACATTACAAGCATTAATATTAACTTGCTTGACACAAGTGGCGGTGGAAATGGTGTGACTTTTGGCGGATCGCAAAAGTATATTTGCATTTTAACTTTTATGGAGGCGTAAATTAACCTTGAATTATATTATATTTTGTTTTGATATAATATAAAGACATGAGCACTAATTATGGATTTGAACCGACTTTAGATGGATTGAACAATATAGACGCTGATTCAATGGCGACAACTGATATTGTTTGTGATACGATTAAAGTCAATGTAAAAGCAACTATGAACAACATTCAATCCGCATTACCTACATCTAATATTAACGTTGGTACAGAGCTCTCGAGCGGCGATATATTGCTCGGAGCATCGGCGGCAGCTACAAATGTTGCTTTATCGTGGGGCGGATCGTCCAACAGCGGAAATCTTTCTTTTCAAGGTGGGTCTTTTACATTAGCATCAACTGGGATTTATACTCAAAGGTCGGGACCAACATTTGATATGATTATTGGTGACACGCAAACAAGCGGTATTTTAAATATTGGATCAGGGGTAAGGACGGGTGCTATCAATTTGGGAACAGGGGTGTCTTCAAAAAATATCACTCTGGGAAACAACACAGGAGGAGGGACCACATTATTTAACGGCACAAACGTCCTAATGCGTGCCGCAACTTTTGTTGGAGTTGGCGACTCGATGGGAGGGGGGACGATCAATATTGGAAGAAATGACGCAGGAGTAACGACGACCACAACAAACATTAATAACGGCACTGCACATACAGGATCAGTCAATATCGCCAGCGGCTGTGTTGGCAATGCCCCAATTATAATCGGTTCCCTCGCATCATCAACCCAAACGGCAACCCATAACGCAATCACAACATTCTCAAAAATTCCATCGTGTATGGTTGCTCCAATAACGGCAAACCATCTGTGTAATAAAACATATGTTGATGCCGTGGCAAGTGGAGGTTTATTGACCTCTAATAATTTATGGACTGGAACCAATGCATTTACTAATATAGTAAATTTAAACGCAACTGGAACAGCAACAACAAATATTGGTGCGTCTGGGACGACAACCAATATTTTGGGCTTGACATACATCAATGCATCTGGAACAGCAAACACTGGAATTGGAAACGCAACCGGCATCATTGATATAAGGGGTAGTAATATGCTATTAAACACGGTAGGGACAGTCACAACAAATATCGGTAACGCATTATCAGCAACATATCTCAATGGAAATACAACAATATCGGGGCTACCTATAGTTCCTAATTACTCAACATCATCTCACGACGAAACAACAGCAGCAACAGTCTTAACACAATTGGGCGGAACATTCAGGAGCACAGTGACATGGCTTAATTGGACAACCGGTACTTTTAATTACATTATGAATCAATTAATTCCGGTAATTCCAGGTTGGACTTGGCCAGGTGGGTTTGTTACATTACCAAAAGGTTCTTACTCGTTTAATATGGGTTACTCATTTGAAGAAGCGGGAGTAGCATATGATATTACCGATGTACGGGTTGGCATTTCAACAAGCGGTACGTTAACCGCAGCATCAAATGACGCAACTATTATAGCATCTTTACCGGGAGGAAATCTTACGGCTTACAAACATTATGTGACAAATATAACCCCTGCCGGTTCGGATACTGTTGTAGAGCAAATGAGCGGGTCATTTTATTTGTCTTCATCGACAGCTATTTACCCATTTTGTCGTATAAACCAAAACATCGGTAACGGAATTAACACGGTGAAGTTTGATTTAACTATTACAAGGGTTGGTCTCTAAATTATTATATTATGTATATGTATAATGTCCAACTTTGCCTATATACAGCCAAAACATGGTTTAGCAAAAGAAAACGAGGTTCATCGCCTCGTTGCGAAAATCGTCGAGAAGGTCGGCGAGATTCCAAGCCATCACGAGCACAAGCACAATCTTGAACTCTTAAAAATGGTTTGCGTTATGATCGAGCACGCGATCGATAACAAGGGGAAGAAATACAAGATCGATAAGAAGGACATCGTCTTTCAAGTCTGGGCCAAGCTGTGGAATACCTTAAATCCAGGTGATGTTAAGAGCATCGAGGCTAACATTGCTTTCCTCTGGGAAAACGGGTTCATCGTCAAAAAATCACTCTGGTGTGTCGTTAAGCACTCCGTTTGCGATTGGGTGCAACGTAAGATTTTAAACTAATTGAGACAGCACAGGATTGGCTTTTTGATTATTTAATTGATAAGCTTTTAAAAGGCATGAATGCCTCTCGTGCTGTGGTTTTAGCAGTAAATACAATTATAAGTGTTGATGCTATGTTTTTTATTCGTCTGGTCCTTGGCAAGTATGGTGTCGGTTACCTCTTAAAATGGATCTGGTGGATTTCATTATTATAATGTTTGCGTATGTTATAATAATGTGTAAAACTGTTTTGTTTTTTATAATTTATCGAGCTGCTTCAAGCTTTAAGCCTTCAGACTTTATCGTTTAACATATTCCAGTGCTTGCATTGGGCTGTTTCCCATCGCATTACTTGTGTCTTGAAGTTCTTTTAGGTTCACATTTGCGAATTTCGACGTTAAATATATATGTCTCAACATCGATGTAGACACGTTTTTGTCGAATATCTTATTCAATCTATGGGTGATTTGCGACGGTGTGATCTTGTTTTTCTTCGCATCGAAGAGCAAATAATCGACATCGTCCGGGATTACTGTGACCCATTTCTTCAAAATCGCTAACAACGGCTTCGATATCTCGATGCTTTGTGTGCCTTTATCTTTTTTTGTTTTGAACACATTGAAAACAAAACGCTTCGCTTTTAAATCGACATAGTTATCATTTTCAGCATCGTATCCGCGAAACTTCATAACCCAATCGAGTGACCTTCTCGGAGCTTGGAATATTCCGCCTGTCAGTGCTAACAATACATAGTTTTGAGCCTTCTGCAAGTCTTGCATCGAGTGTTTATCATTCTTTAATATATGCTTTGCATCTGACTCAAGTCTTCGGAATATCTCTTCGACGTCTGTCATGGAAGGCATAT